AGATTCTCCATATGAGCGCGTGCCCCGAGCATTGTATTCGTATGTGCGCCAACATGACCGCCGAAACCGATGAGACCAAACCCCATGATAGAAGGAGCGGCCTCAATTGCCGCAGCCGTGGATTTCTGCAGAATTTGCCGGACAGATGAAATCTCAGCATCATCGCCCTTGAGTGCCATCTGCGCCATATTCTCGATGACCATGTCTGAAACTTGCTGCGCGAACTCCTCCTGCAGCTCTGTATTAAACGTAATTGCGCCCGCTTTTGCCGCGCCAAGAATCCGTTCTTTGATGAGCGTACGCGCCGCTTCGTTTGCAGTTGCCCCTTCTGCGGCCAGTGCCAAATCTTTTGCTCCTGCACCTACATAGAGGTCGCGCAGGCTTTTTGCCTCACCCCGCCCGAAAATCGTGCGTGCGATCTTCTGCAAAGCAAGCTGCTCGATCACGCCCTCGGCAAGCCCCTGTGTCGCCGACAGTGCCGCCGCCTGTGTCGGCGTATACATCGCGCGTCCCTTTGCGTCCAGTTTGCTGAGATTCTCCTCATACTGACTGCCGCCGATCTCAAGCCCCATAACAGCAATAGCGGCAGCTCTTCCGACATTTGCCGCCGCACCTGGGTTCTTTGTCACAGCAAGAGTGATACCTCCTGCAACCGCTCCAATCCCCTGCGCAGAGGCAATCATCGGGATATTCTCGGCGGCACCGCCGATCATCGCACCAACTGCTTGCCCAACACCGCCATAGGAGTATTCGGGCAACTCCTCCTTCTTCTTGTCAAGCGCCGTAATCCAATTCTGCTCATCTTCGGTGAGTTTGCGCCTGCCAATCATCGCATTGGCGTAAGTCAACTGCTTGCGAATGTTATAATAGCCGCGCTCCACACCCGTCGCTACGCTTCCAGCAAACCGGGTAAATTCGTTGTTGTAGGCATCGCCCACAGTCCGCAGCCCCTCGGCATTCTGGAGCATCATAACAGCTTCATTGGTTCCGTGCTTTTCGACGATTTCCCGAAGATACGGCATCGCCTCATAGACGCGGCTCATATTGAGATCGCCGTTCGCATCTACCATGCCAGGAAGTTTTTTGAGTTTTTCTGCACGCTGGACAATCTTCATGACCTTTTCCCATACATCTGGGTCATTGGCAATCGTCTCCGCGCGAATCCCCGTCAGGTCATGCGCTTTCTTGATCTGCTCGCGTTTTTCGTCCTCACCGTAGAAATAATCCGCATAGAGTTTGGATGCCTGAAAACTCTCGGGCATAGCCCCTTTGATAAGGTCTTTCCCTGTGATCGGCTCCGGCGGTGCAGTCATGTCTTTTGTGTAATACGGATTGTCAAAATCGACGGGCTGAACACTGCCATCATAGAAGTTGTCCCGCAGCTTTGTATAGACCGCATCCGCGATATTAGAGACAGACCAATCCGATTCTTTCTGCGGCTCATAGGATTTTGTCATCATCAAATCCATCACGTCGCTGCTCATGATCGGATTGCCCGCGTCGTCGCGTCTGCCCGTGTCATAAATCGTGTATTCACTTGTCGGCGCATAGTTTACGATATCGTTCAGTTCGTCACTGTTGTTCTCGCCGGGCATCTTAATCTTGACGCCGATATTTCCGCTTGCCACGTCGCGGCGCATCATCTGCTCAATTTCTGCTCTTTTCTGCGGATCCATAGTTGCCTCCCGTTATCCTCCGTATACGATCTCTTTTCCACTCTTCCCGTTCTGCATCCCATTGATGAGATCATCTGTCTTTATGCGATATGCACCACCGCCATTGATCAGCGTAACAACAGATTCACCGTTCCCTGCATCTACAACGCTTGCAATGCCGATGTTAAAGAGCTGTGCTTCATTCGTATCGATCTTATTCCCACCAAAACCGAAGAAACCGCCGCTTCCAGAGATTGTCATAGGAGCCATCTCTCCCGCCATTTTCTCAATAATCCACTGCTGAGGCGGCATTTCTCCATTATGATCTTTTTGATACTCACGAATAAGATAGCCTGTTGAATCCTGTGCAATGGCAAAATTCGAATCGAACATCCCGTTTTCATATCCGCCAAGCCCAGTCTTAACTGCCTGTTTGATGCTCCCCCAGTCATACTTAAAGACGCCTTTTCCGGTCTTGTAATCATCAATGACATCCAGCAGTTCTTTTCGCATACTATTTTCCATATGCGGATTACCAATGATTGCATCATAGGCATCATTAGGGCTAATCTTCCCTGTCTGCAACGCATTGATGAGCTCATATCGATATTCCGGCCCCGATATTTTAAGGGCGGCCGCTTCTGCTGCAGCACGCCGATTCGCCGCCGCCTCTGCTCGTGCTTGATCTGCCTGCCCTGCTTTCATGGCACTGTTCATCAGTTTTACTGAGACGCGCGGATTATCGCCGGCAATGCTTGTAATGACCGACTGATATTCAGCTACCGAATGATACTGTCCATCATTTTGGAGCTGCATAATTGCCATCTGTCCCTGTTCAAACAGACGATTATCTTCTCGATCACGCACCGCAAGCTGTTTCTGCAACGTGCCGAAAATCTTATCTGTCCGCTCCTCAATCTCCATATCAGAGAGCGGCGTTTCCGTAACGCCACGCCCGAAACCGACGACCTTGTAGGTATTCACGTCAATTTCTGCAACGCCGTGATTACCGGACTGCATAACCTTCCCCGTCTTGCCATCATAAATGCCGACATGAGCAATCCCATACTGCCCTTCTGCTCCGCCTGTACCTGTCCAGAACACGAGATCTCCTGTACGCAGTTCGCTTGGGTCGCTGAACGCACGGCCTTCCTCTTTCAACTGAACATATTGATCATCTGCACAGCGGCTGAGAAGGTTAAGTCCATATGTTTTTCCGCATGCTTTTGTAAAGCTTCCACAGTCCCATGTTCCGCCAGAACCATCTTCGGGTCCGCCCAGTTTATAAGGCTTTCCTATATTCTCCTTGAAGAACGCATACATCCCATCCGTATTCTGCGTATTCCCATGCGCATTCTTCTGGACCCATGCTTTGACCGCATCGCGTGACGCCTCAATGCCAAGCTCCTTGATTGCATTCTGTGCCTCACCGAACTCAAGCTCTTGCTGCGCATGCTTTCGCACCGCGCCGAGCGCCGCCGCCCGTTGATTGCCGTCCATGTACTGTCCGTATTTATTGCAGATCTCGTCCATCCGCTTAAAGTCTGCGGTCTGCATCGCAAGAGACATTGCCTGACCGACTGCCTGTCTGCGGAATACCTCTTGTTGTTCTTTTACCTTCTCTTGCCCATAGCCGCCCCATCTGCCTTCAATCAAGGCATCGGAGCGGTTAAACGCCATATCGATGGCTGCATCATTCCCGCCATATTCGAGGATTGTATCGTTACAAACATCAAGAGCATTCTTATACTGCGTGTCCTTATATGCTTCAAA